ACTACTTATTATTACGATGTTCAAATATCAAGTGGAACAGATGTAGTTTACACACTTTTAAAAGGAACAATTAGCGTAACAGCAGATGTAACTGGTGCATAATGGCTGACATAGTATTAACCACAGACGAACTTTTAGTATTAAGCGGACCAAGTAGTATAAACTTAGAGGTTGATTTTGGACCTGAAGGTGAAAGAGGAAGTTTATTTTATGTTTCAGTAGGCAATCCAAATACAGCACTTGTTGGCCAAACCCCAAAAGCAAAAGACCTTTGTATTAACGTTTTAAAAACAGATAACGAATATTCATATGTTTATCAATATAATGCTGCACCCGATAACGAAGATGGCAATCCTTCTTTTCAATGGTATCCAATAATTAAACTAAGCCCACTTCAATACAATAAAATAATGACTGGAACATTTGTTGATGGATCTAAAGTTTTTAATATTCCTGTAAGTTATATTGTTGATGAAGAAACTTCTCAAACCTTAACTAGTGCAAATTTTAATATCACTTACAGCATTCCAAACGAAAACCCAATATCGTCTTCTATACAAATAGGTTCTTTTACAAATGATCCAGGAACTGGATTACAGGTGATTCCAGTAACAGTTAATGCTATTGAGTATGCTAGTTCTACCTGGCAAAATTTAACTGGTACAAAAACGGTTCATTTTGTAATATCTATCGTGGTATAATGAGGAAGGTGATGAACAATGGCTGATGTTAGCATAGGAAATATATATTCCACTAAAGTTCCAGGCTATGAAGATGCCGCAGATATTCAGACTGCTTTAAGAACCTACCATTACGGATCAAGTTCATATGATGAAACAGGTAGTAATACCGCTGCATTGGTAAATCCATCAATTGCATATCATTTAAAAAATATTCAAGATTCAATTGATGCATTAGAAGAATTAGGAACAGGTTCTATAGTTTCAAACACACAACCAGTAGTTGTTCAAGAAGGATTGCTATGGCTAGACATAGATTCAGATCCAGGAAGCACACCAGTAAATCCAACAGCAATTTATACATCTACAGAACCAGCAACACCAACAGACGGAACCCTTTGGTGCGTTAAAGGATCTAGTCCATTGTTGTTAAAAATTTATAATTCAGCAACTTCCGATTGGGATACAATAGGTGAATAATGGCTGATAATATAATTTTAAAAGAAATTGCAATTGCAAAATTAGTTGCATTAGGTTTAACAGAAGAAGAACTTAAAGCAATAGGAATTGGTGAATAATGGCTTCATTAAATACTAGTGGTAAAACAGCATACGTTTACGATCAAGGAACAGATACATTTTATGCAATTGGTGGAAATACAAATGCCGCTGCAAATTATAACTGGTCTGGAACACATGAATTTCAAAATAATGTTGTATTTTCAGACACCAACGCAGTAATTACAGCAAAGGCTGGAGTAAATAACTATTTAAATCCCGCAGCAAGAGATATTGCATTACCATCACCTGTAAGAGGAACAGTATGTTTTGTTAGACAGACTTCTGGTGGATCAGCAATTAATGATTTACAGTTTTATAATGGTACCACTTGGATTTCTCACGGTGGATTAGTTACATTTAATAAACAAGGTGGTAGTGGAGTACAAAACTGGAACTTATCATTAGACAATATTGGTCAAACAATGACTTTTGATTCTACAAGTACATGGACAGTTACAATTCCACCCAATTCTACAGTTGCTTTTCCAATAGGATCAGAAATAGATTTTTTTAGAATGAATACTGGATCTGTTACTTTTATTGCAGATACAGGAGTTACTTTAAATAGTAAAAATAGTAATAAATCAATTGCAGCAAGATATTCAGGTGTATCTTTGTTTAAGTTTGACACAAATACCTGGCTTCTAGTCGGCGACTTGATCGCATAGGGGGTTGTCATGTTTGGAAAATTAGTTAAATACGTTGTAGCAAAAGGAATGAAATTACTTCCTAACTTTATTGGCAGAACCAGTGCACAAGCACAAGCAGATGTTGTATCAGAAGGATTTACTTTAGGAAACGTAATTACTTCAGTTTCTGGAGAAGAGGCAGAGGCCGCAAATGATGGAAAAGTTATTGAACAAACTCCTGCAGTTACCACGGCAGCAGATTATGAAACTCCAGTTGACTTAACAGTTAGACAATTTACATTTACACCATTTGGGGTGTTTGGATTTTCTCCATTTCAGGTGTTTGGATTTTCTCCTTTTAGTGTTTTTGGTTTTTCTCCTTTTGCTGTATTTGGATTTTCTCCATTTAGAGTATTTGGCTTCTCTCCATTTACAGTATTTGGATTTTCTCCAATATGTATTGATGAAGACTCATTAGTATTGACAACTAATGGATATAAAAAAGCAAAAGAAATAACAGACAGTGATACCTTTATTGTGTCAACATTTGATGAAATTCCTATGGCAAATATAAACACTATTTTACATTGGAAGTCTAAATCATTAACAAATGTTAAAAACATAGAGTCAAAAGTAACATATATAAAGGTAAATCAAGTAGAAAATACTACAGTTTATAATGATGATATACAAAATAGGATAAGTAACACTGAAGAAATATTAATACTAAGAAATAATGAATATATTATGGAAAGAACAGACAGTGTAGTTCTTGGAGATAAAATAGTTAAAATTGTAGATGGCAAAGAAATTCATGAAACAGTTAATAAAGTAGATTCAATAAAAGAAAAAAGAAACGTCTATGAATTTGGTAGAGAAATATTTGGACTATTAGACATTAACGGCGTTTTGGTATATCACTTATATCCAATAGATTAATCTTTAGGAAATTGATACATAAACTCTCTAGTTTTTGAAGTTATACCTTTCCAGGGTCCCCAATTGTTACCACCATCACTCATAATATAAGCAACTTGACAATTAATTGATGGGTTTAAAAGTTGACTAGTATAGTCTAAATTATATTTTTCTTTTCTATCAGCATTAAGATCACCAATCATATTTATTTGAAATAATCCGTATGACTTGTCTCCAGTGCTTTTGTTGCCATTAAAAGCCAAGGCGTTACCCATTGATTCTTTTTTAGCAATAGCCCAAGCCTCTACTAGGTGTTTATTTTCAAAACCACAAGCAGACAGCAAAGTTTTTAGTTCAATATCAGTAAGTTGTCCTTTATCCTGATATTCAGCAAGGGTCCTTACATTATCTCTAGATGGCTTATCTAAGTGATCTGGCCTAGAAAGCAAAAAAACCGCCTCAGCGGTAAATGTTGTATACTGATCGTTTTTCAGGTTAGTTTCAACACCTTGAGCATTAGAAATATTCAAGAATACTGAAGACAATCCAAGACTTGCGAGCAATCCTATTAAAAATTTTTTATCTTTTTTCATAGTTCTCTCCTAAGAAAACATGACACCCTTGGTAGGTGTCATATATCAAGTATAACATCTATTTGCCAGCAAGTCAAATTAAAAATGTCATATTAGTAAGATAATACAAAAAATTATTTAAAATGATATAATATTGGTATGGCAACAGGTCAATCAAGCATATATAACTTACCATATCCACTAGTTGATGATGACGTAAACGTACATGAAGATATTCAATCTTTAGCAACTTCACTAGATAGCACACTTGCTGGACTTGGTTTATCTTACATGAAATTAGATGTAATTAATACATCTGGAGCATCAATATTAGCAGGATCTCCTGTATTTATTAATGGTCACAACACAGGACAAGATTTAACAACTGTAGGAAAAGCAATTCCTACAACAACATCACCAATATTAGGATTATTAAAATCTACAACAGCAAATAATGCACAGGGAGTGTGCGTTGTATCTGGAGTATTACCAGATGTTAATACATCTGAATTTACTGCAGGTGACGTTTTATACGTAAAGACTGGTGGAGGTTTAACAAATGTTAGACCAGACAGTGGTGCAGGTGCTGTAGCAGTTTGTGCTTACGCAGATGCATCTAATGGAGTTCTTGTAGTTACCGCCAAAGGTAACGGTACTTGGGGAGCATTAAAGAACGGTCTTTCTTGATGAATTTTGATATTGAAAAGTATCATAATCATGTTGAAACAATATCTGACAATCAGTTAATAAATTGTAAAGTTTTTTCAAATAGAGAAAGTGCTTTAAAATATCTAATACCACAAAGTATAGATTATTTAGAAATAGGTGTACTGGGCGGAGATTATTCTCAACTGGTTTTAAACAGCAAAAATGTTAAAAGTGCAACACTCTTAGATACTTTTAAAATGTGGGATTGGGAAGGTGCAAAGGTTAGAAGATTTGATGAAACAGAACATTTGAATTTTGTAAAAAAAAGGTTTGAAAAGTATAATAATGTATTTTTAGAAATAGGTAATTCACAAGATATCCTTCCATTAAAAGATAAAAAATTTGATTATATTTATATAGATGCTGATCATAGATTTAATTATGTTTTATCTGATATTTTAAAGTCTACAGAAATGTCAAAATCTAACACAATCATAGGTTTAAATGATTTTATTATGTATGCCTCATTTTGGGAACCAGACAACAATAACCGTGGTGGATTTGCAGTTGCAGCAGCAGTTACTCAATTTTTAAAGTATAACCAGTCATGGGAAGTAGTTGGGTATGCTATTGAGAATAATGGATGTAGTGATATATATATAAAACCTAGAAGCGTGATATAATTACATTATGGCTATTCTTAGAAACTCTTCTCAAGACTTATATGACGTAGGTGCTAAACCCCCAACCGTTAAATGGACAGTAGTTCGTGGTGACACCTCAGCATTTAAAGTTTATGTGACAGACGATGAACAGTCCCCTTTAGTTATAGCAGATTGGAACATTGCTATGAAAATTAAAAGACCAAACCTTGCTAAAGATCTTGGAGTAATAACAGATAATGCAAACACAGTTATGCTTTTGACTCCAGCAGCAGATGCAGATGATTTGGCTGGAGAATTTACAGTTAAACTTGCAGCAGAAGAATCACACAATCTTCAAACAGGAGATATTTTTGATATTGAGTTATCTACATCAGAAATTGTTTGGACAGTTGCACAAGGCAGTCTGATTATCCTTGAAGATGTAACTGACTAATGGCAACAGCAATTATTGTTGATGACAATAAACAAAAATTAAGACGTATTGAAACCTCAGACTATTACCAAACCCAAATATCCTATAAACCTGGCACGGTAGAAATAAATTACACCTTACCTTTTAGAATAAGATTTACAACAATAACAGTAGAAGGGTATGGTCCAGGTAATGTGCCCCCAATTCCTTTACAGGTTATTGGCTATAGCAACTATATACTGTAGAATAGACATATGGATAAAAAAGAAAAACCTAGTATTTTTATAGCAACCCCAATGTACGGTGGGGTTTGTCATGGATACTTTATGAAAAGTGTCATGGGACTAGTAATGAAACTAACCTACAAAGGATACAAAGTAACCTTTAACGACTTGTACAACGAATCT